CGTGGAAGAAAAAGTTGAATCTGCCGAAGCCGTCAGAGTGGTGAACGCTCCGGTGTTGGCTGTTGTAGCCCCTACCGTACCGTTTATGTTGATTGAAGCCGTTCCAGTCAGGTTGGTGACCGTGCCACTGGAGGGCGTACCCAAATCCCCACCATTGACGACAAACGCCCCTGCCGTGCCTGTATTGACGCCCAGAGCCGTAACCACTCCGGTTCCCGTCGTTACCGTTGAGGGAGCCGCCCCCGCCCCACCGCCAACCATAAGTGCGCTGGCAGCGAGCAGGGTAGACGTTGCCCAAGTCGATGCGCTGGAAAAGTAAGGAATACCGCCCGAGGTGCCGGCCACGGTCAACGCCAAGGTGCCTGAACTTGTAATTGGCGACCCGGCTACCGAGATTAGGCCGCCGGTAAAGGATTGGGCAACGCTGGTGACGGTTCCAATTGTCGCGTCGGTTGCCCAGCTTGGCAATCCAGCAGCAACCACAAGCCGTTGCCCACTGGTGCCGATAGCAAGTTTTGCAACCGTGTTTGCGCCGCTGGCGTAGATTATGTCCCCTGCAGTATATGAGGTCAGACCAGTGCCGCCGTAAGCGTAGGTGATCGTTCCAAGATCACCTGAACCAAGCAGCGTTGTGCCGCTGACTGTCTTGATGTTGGTGCCGCTGACCAGCGCGTCCTGCTTGTTGTTGAACGTAGTCCAATCGGTGCTGGTCAGGTAACCGTTAACGCTTGTTGTCGCAGCGGCCATGCTGATCGCTGGAGTAGCACCACCAGAACTTACTACCGGCGCAGTGCCGGTCACGCTGGTGACCGTGCCGCCAGAACCCGTTGCCGATAGCGTTCCCCCGGCAAATGCAACGCCCGTTCCGATAGTGACGTTTGAAAAGCCCCCCGCAGCGTCACCATACAGAATGCTGCTTCCGCTAGTTGCGGGGGCATAATCCGTCCCGCTCGTGGCCGCGCTGATAGCCGTGCCGTTGCCTTTTAGCACGCCGGTGATGCTGGTGGATAGCGTTAGGGCGGGCGTTGCACCTCCACTAGACGTCCCCGCCAAACCGTTGGCCGAAGCTACCGAAACCGCTGTGACCGTGCCTTGCGGGTTAGCTGCCGTGGTGATGCCGGTCACACGGCCATAGGTGTCGATCGTGACCACAGGTACCAAAGCAGCAGAACCCGTTGTGCCCGGCGTAGCAACCCCACTAGCCAGATCAATGACCGGCGTAGCGCCGCCGGTGCTTGTGATTTGCCCCGCAGTACCCGTAACACTGGTGACCTTGTTGTTGAACGTAGCCCAGTCTGTGCTCGTCAGATAACCGTTGACCGACGTGGTGGCCGCCGGCATTGATATAGCTGGCGTTGCGCCGCCCGAGGAGGCCACCGGGGAAGTGCCCGTCACGCTGGTCACGGTTCCCGTTGTCGGGGTAGTCCATGTCGGGGTCCCCGCCCCTGCCGAAGTCAGTACCTGACCCAAAGTTCCAGCAGCAGTGAACACATATACCGTTCCGTTGCCATACGCCACCGCCCCCGCCACAGGAGTAGCCGCCCCACCCGTGCCGCCATACGTAATAGGTAGAATACCGCTTGTAATCTGGCTCGCCGCAATCGCTATCGCCGTGTTTGAGGCGCTCGTAAGCTGTCCCTGAGCGTTAACCGCCAGGGTCGGCACCGCGGAGGCCGTGCCGTAAGACGCTGCCGAAACCCCCGTGCTCGCTAACGAGATGGTCCCCGAAGACGTTATCGGCCCTCCGGTTAGGCCCGTGCCTGTGTCAACCTGCGTAACCGTACCCGGTAATACTAAGGAGGACAGCTGGACTTTGTAACTCACACCGTCGCGAATGTACATCATCCAACCCGAGGTGGAAGGCGCAGGGTCAACCTGCAGCTGCGACACTCGGGTGGGGATTAGGTTTGAGGGAACTTGTACCATGCTCTTCAGTCGAGAACGTAAATGAAACGCTGCCCGTCTTCTGACACTATGAACTGTGTGCCGTCCTGGGTTATGACCCCCGACGGATGGGTATTGAGGGGGAGGTCCGGACGCACGAACGGCAGCGTGATCTGGTCCGGAGGGCGTGGGGCGAGCCGGTACGGGTCGTAGTCGTCCAGGTCCTCCCGGCAGACCATGAGGGCGGGGAGGTTAGGGTCAGACTGCAGCTCGGCCAGGGGGAACTTACGCGAGCACCGGGCGCAGAGCGCCAGTCCGAACGTAGGTTGACCTTCTGGGTTGATGAATATGCTCATCGTGTGTAGGGTGAGATACCCGGCTGAATAATGATAGGCGAACCGTCGTTGTCGCCCTCCCAGGCTTCGTTCAGCGCTATGGCGGCCTTTTGGTCCAAGATAGGTATCAGCTGAATATCAACCTCGGGCGTCTCAGCGGCTACCTTTGAGGCGAGACCCGCTGTTATGGCCTCCATCCACCGCTGGGGCACCTCTACGTCCTGCCGCAGCGTACCCACGTCCATAATGTGCCGGTGCCGCCAGATTATCAGCTGACACTGCTCAGCCGCGTCGTTAGGCGCGGGCCACAGGTTGATTTTAGGATGAATGCGGTCGCGCTGAAACCAGTACGTCAGGGGCCGCCCCTCGAACACCTTGTTGCTCTGCGCGACGTAGGTGTCCCGGTTGAGCAGCCCCATAGGGATTTCCTGCGGCAAACACCCTAGGTAAATCTGCGAAGCCAACCGAGGGGTAGCCGAGGTGATGCGGAAATACTGATAGGCCAGCGCGGGGGTTATGTCTGTCCACGTCCACTCGCCCGAGGCCGCTGTGGTGGTTTGGGTTCCTACCGTGATCCAAATTGCGTCGTCGTCCGAAACCTGGAATGTCAAATCAACCGCCGCCCCCGCCCATTTGACCCCCACCGTGTTGACGGTGGATGCCGTGGTCTCAGCGGTAGCAAAATCGACTTTATATTCAGTGGTTGAGCTAACCGTGGTGCCGGTGAGCTCTTGCAGGGTGCGGTAGTTAGCGTTGAGCACCTCAACGGTGCCCAGGTCAAGCGAGACCACAGGCTGACCCTGATAGAACGGATAAATCTGGCGCTCTATGCACCAGCTAGGGGTCTTGGTGTTGGCGAGACCAGAGAGCAGCAGGTATAGCGCATCCCGCGCATACTGTTGCATTTCCGCCGTAATAGCCTGGGCCTTGAGCCGGCAACGACGGAACGCGGTATCCACCACCCGATTGGTGTTAAAAGTGGTGGCGCTGATAGTGTTTGAAACAGCCATCCTAACTCCGTCTGAGGGGTGTTAGCTTGGCAGCTGTTTCAGCTGGCTCGGCTCATTGTTAACCTGAATTATAGGGCAGGAAGTTGATTCGGGCAACTACTTCTTTTTCGCCATTCCGCCGTGCTTCATTGCCAACAGCGGGCCTACGGGTGCAACGGGCACCGACCGCCGGGGCGCAACCACCTTAGAGCGCCGCACCATTTCTTCTTTCTGCATGCTCGGGGTCTCGGTGGCTTCGTGCATGACCATCGCCTCGCGGCTCGGGTAACGCTCTCCGGTGGCTTTCTCGCGCACCGCGCCGCCCTTGCGGAGCTTGGTCAGGGGTTTTCCAGGGTGATTTTTGCGCTCGTGCTTGTGTACCGCCGCCGCGATCATCTTCTTGTCCTGCTTGATGTCTGCCGAGTCGACCGCGCCCCCTTCGGCTTTTGTCACAGGTGTCATACCAATCGGCTTTCCTGTTTCAGAAAACTTCATGTACTTTGCTTTATTTATCGGACCGCCCCTAGAGTAGCTTTTGACCTGAACCTTGGGGGGACCGAAGTCAAACTCATCAACGTATTTGAGGGTTTTGCCCATGGCACGTCACCTTATTCCGGCCTGGCGCACGGTCATCGCGACCGAGCCTTGGCCTGAGTTGATTTGGAGTCGCACAGCCCCCACGGGGGTGGTGAGAGTGCCGGTGGCGTTCACAGCGCCCGCCGCGATAGTGTCCAACCACACCAGACTGGTGTACCCCGCAGGGGTGGCTGGAAACACATTACCGTTAGTATACTGGACGGTAAAGTTAACGGTACCCGTGACCACCGCGCCGAGCGTGACTTGGAACGGGGTCAGGTACTGATCGAGGATTATCGGCGCGGTAGCCCCCACCCCGGTAGTGCCCACTTCGACGTCCGTACCCACCGCCGCCGACGTGGCCACTCGGGTGACGGTTAGAAAGTTCTGGGTGGTTGAAACGGTGCTGTTGTTAGGGCCGGCAATAGCCTCGGAAATCTCGATTCGATCGCTGTTAGTTCCGTATACCGTGAATGTGATCGCACTAAGGTTGCCGCTCGAGTAAAGTCCAACAATCCGTTGGGACTCCAGCGTAGCCACCCCGGCGGTTGCGTACGCCCCGGTGAGGGTCAGGTCGGCAGCTCCAGCGGTCTGCTGCGCCAGCGAGATACCGTCACGGTCGAGCGCCGTCAAGCTCTTTGAGACTTCGATGAGACGCATAGCTTAACTCCTGAAAAAGCCCTCGAGAGCCTGAGCCCTCGAGGGTTTGAACTACCAGCCTTAGACTTTCTGAGCGTAGGTTACCGTGAGGCGAACTACCGCCTGGGTAACAGTCACGGTACCATTGGGGTCAATGGTGAGATACACAGTCTGATTAGCGCCGATATCTGACATAGCCAAGACTTGCGCCGTGGTGGGCGAGAACGCCATTCGACCGCCAGCGTATCCGTCCGTCGATGCCATGTACTGCGTACCCGCTGCAGCGGTGCCGACCGTAATCGGCAGAGTAGTAGCGGTGCCGCCCCCTGCCACTACAGTCACATCGACTTTAAGGTCAATGATCTGAGAGCTAGCGGGGAGAAACACAGAGCTAGTTACCGCCGTACCTCCGGTCACAGTCGTGGCGGTCACGGTCTGAGACATGACCACGTAGCCCCCATCCACCGTGTCAGTCAAAGTGCCCGAACCCGCACGCAGAGTAGAACCAAAATAGGTTTGCATTGTAGTGCTCCTTAGTAGACCAGGGAGCCGAAGCCCCCTGGTCTCGGGTTAGATGCCCGCAGTGCCGAACAGCGCACGTGGATCGGTCCAGCCCGGGATGTAACGCTCGGTGGCCTTGTAGCGCATGCTGTCGGTTTCGAAGTCACCTTCCATGCTCTTTTCCAGCCCCCGGCGCATCAGCACTTTCATGCCTTCCGGAGCGTCCGTTTGCACCCACCAGGCGGTGGTCGACGTCACACGAGACAGGTTGCCCTGGCCCTCGGCCAACAGCCCCATCGAGCGCACCGGGTTGATGTCGTTGTTGGCGTTGCCGGCCCGGAGGACGGACTTCAACAGGACTTCGGCCTGGAACACGTTCGAAGGACCGAAGACAATCTTCAGCGGGTTGAGGCGGATACGCTTGCCGTTGTTGTCAACGGCGTTGCGGATCTGGATCAACATCTGCTCCAACGGGGTTTGGCTGAGGGCCGCTGCCGAGGTGAGCTGGTTGCTGAAGGTGCCGTTGACGATGGGGTGGCTCGCCGAAATCAGCGACACCCCGTCACCACCCACATACGAGCCGTTGAAGGCGCGGTTGAGGATGTTGGCACACAGCGTCTCTTTCGTCTCGATCAAAGACTGGGCCAAGTGTTTGGCGTAGGTCTGACCGATACGAATGTGGTCGCCGTCCTCGACGAGGACTTTGGTCAGCGCGAACGCCAAGCCCCAGACCTTGTAGAGGTAGCGCTGAAGGAACAGCACGCCACCGGATTGGTACGTGACCGCCATACCGTCGGGCAGCTCCGGGGCCGCCCCGAAGCCGTAAAGCACCGGCTCTTCGTGGTAGTTGCGTGGGATGCCTTTCTGCTCGCGGAACACCATCTTCCACTCGTCAGCCCGCTGTTCGTAAACACCGTCGAACACCTCGTTGAGGATAGGCTCGACAACCGACCTAAAGTCGGTACTGCGCATTGGGGTTGCCATTTTTCAGCCCTCCTGTTAGATCGAGTTGACGGCTGCTTTGTAGATATGTTCGTTGATCCGAACAGTAGCTACAACATACGCGTCAGTGAGTGAATTGTCTGCTCCGTAACCGAAGCCCGTGATTTGGAACTGCCCAGACGTCGACTGAATAACGGTCAGGTACGTGTTGGAGAGTCCAGTGCGTGTGGAACCGCCCGGCGAAGCCACCGTCCAGTCGCACTCCTCGCCCACTGCGGTCTGCACCGTGGTAGCAGGGCTAGGGTTGGGGTATTCAACGTCGAACAGCATTTCCGGGTCATCGTACACATAGCAACGAACGTCCGTTGCAGTGGTCGAGGCGGTCCAAAAAGGCGAGATAGACGGTTTACCCGTAGAGTCGAGGAACTCCACACCGGCAAAGATGCCGAGCAGAAGAATCCCACCCACGGTGCCGCTCCGAGTACCATCACTGGTGCCCAATTCGACAGTACCAGCGTCTACGAGCTTGACGGGGTCACCCGAGAAGACGTTGTAGCCGTAGCCGGTGGCGATGGTGTAGGCTTTGGGGCGCATCTGTCCACTGTTGTGGAACGAAGCCCGGAAGCCAAAAGCGGCGCTAGTCGAGGACATAGTCGCGTACTCCTTTTCCGATTAGGTTGAATGTGCGCTCAACTCAGTTCGAACTGAGCGTGGCGCTGTTTCCCTATCTCGGCCATTCCGTCACCCTGCATCACCCTGGACCCGGCTTGTTCAGCCTGTTCGCGAATCATATCGGTCACGGAGGCTAGCTTTTCTTCTTCCCTCATGGGCGCGTCGTGGTGCGACTCGGTCATGTAGCGCTCGTAGAGCGACAACGGGAGCTTAAAAGCCAACATCTCGTTCACGCCAATGAACCCGGTCCACTCTCCAGTTTTGATGGAGGCGTACTCCCAGCCGGGGACTTCTTCCGGCTTGATAGGTTCGTAGCCCAGACGTATACGCATCTGGACGGAATCGCGAGGGTTGGTGGTGGTCAGCCAGCAACAATGCCAGCCGGGGAGTTTCGGTAAGTCGGGAAGGGCAGACTGAAAAAACTGCTGCCTGAACATTTCAACCCGCTCGTCATCGGAAAGAGCACGGTCCTGCGTAGCGGCTCGGTCAGCAGCTGCACGGCTCCCTCGGGTTTCAGCGGATACGTCTTTTTTCAAGCGTTCGTCGGACATGTTAATCGCTCCTTATCAGCGAATGAAAATGATTATACGGCATAATTTTAGAAAAGGCAAGCTCAAAGTTACGCGTTGCTTTTCTGTTGACGGTCGTACTCGGAATAACGCTTAACGTATTTCTGACGCAACACGGGGTCATCCCACACCCCGGCGTCCACCAACGCCTGTTTGCGCTCGGGACTGATGTAGACCTCGCGGCGCGTGGATTCGGGGGCGTGTTGACGCCCGGAGCCGAGCTGCGGTCCGCCACGCGGCCTGCGTTCTTCGGCCTGGGACTCGGAGGCGAACCGTTCGGGCATGCGCTTAGCCACGCGGGTGCGCAGCTCTTTCCAGTACTCGGGGCTGGCCTGGTCGAAGCCTTCGCGGGCTAACGTGGAATCCAACGCCAACACTACCGCTGAATCCTCGTCACGCCCTTGGGGGTCGTACCACGTGTTCTCGTTAATGAACGACTGGGCGTGGGCCAGGGTGCGCGAGTCGATAGCCTGTTCAGCCGGGGCGGGGGGTGCCTTAGCCCGCTGCTCGGCCTGGTGGCGTACCGCCGCGAGCTGGTTGGCCTTGCCGATAGCCTGGTCACGGTAGCGCATAGCCTGCGTGACGTCCTCGCCGTTGCCCGCCGCCACCGCCTTGGCGATGACGTTCTCGGCCATACGGATCTCCTCCTGCGTGGTTTTGAGCTGTTGCTCGAGAGTGGCCCGCTGGGTGCTCTGCGTAGCGGCCTCCACGCTCCCCACCCGGCGCTCGAGGTCGTCGTTGCGGCGGCGCAAAAAGTCCAACTCCAACTTGTCGCGTCGAATAGCCTCCTCGCGCCGTACTTTGCGCTCGACTTTCTCGACTCGACGACGTTCGCGAATAGCGTCCCGCTCGGGGTCGCCGGTGCTGTCTTCGGACGTACGAGCCGTGCGCTCGTCCTCCTCGTCGTGGTCGTCTTCAGCTTCGTCCTGAGCGGAGGCACCGCGCTGACTCGGCTCCTTCTCGTCCCCCCCAGCTGCACTTGGCGGGGTCTCGGTGATAATGAGTTCCTCCGTACCGGGTTTCTCGTCGTCTTCTACCAATTGGTCTTTAGCTGCCATGATTGATCATCTCCTTGGGTCAGATGAAAGCACGCATCTCGAGCGGGTCACCGGTAACGCGACCGATGATGTCGAGATCGTTGAAAATAACGAACAGCGCGATGTTCTCGCCGCCCAGCTTGACTTCCCAGCGGTCGCCGCCGTACTTGGGCACCCGCACAAACTCCCCCGCCGCGCACCACGTGCCCTCGGGCCACGACTCCATGGTGTTGCGGTTCTTGAAGGCCAGCGGCCCCATGCTCACGACCTTGGCGGCCTGGGTGTTCCACTTCTCGGTATCTTGCGTCCCCGAGTCGAGCAGTATTCCCCCGGCGCTCTTGCGCTTGGGCTGTCGAATCTGCACCAGAACACGGCTACCGAAAGGCTGCACCCCTGCGTCTACCGCCGGGAAAGCCTCCGCCAGTGCGTTCTCTTTGTCAGAGTTTGTCATCGCTTTTCATTTCCTCTTCGTTGAGTTTCAGGAGCTCCTTAAGAGCCAGGTTGTAGCCCTCGTTCACCCCACAACGGAACCCGTACTCAAAGGCGTCCTTCTCCTGGGGGCGGTTCAACGCCTCGGAGACGAACGCGGCCTGAGCCGCTTTCAGCCGTGCGATGTCTCGGGAGTCGATCATGCGGGGGTGGGTTTACTCTTACTCGCGGGGGCTTTGCTGCCCTTGGACTGCAGGGACATACCGTCCAGGTTCTCGCCCATCGCCAGGCGCTTATGCATGTTGACCTTGGGGCTGGCCATCTCGCTCACGGCGGACTGCTTAGGTTTGTCGTTTTTCATCTCACTGCTCCTTTCGGGTTAATCAGACTCCGGGGTTTATACCGGTGCCTGTGCTTACGGAAAACTTCTCCCCGGTCGCTACCTCTAGCTCGGCGAGCTGGAGGGCGGTCTGGTTGTCCTCGACGTTCATACGGTAGCGTATGGTGTCGGTCTGGGTAGTGCGAGCGTTCTCGGCGTCCTGCCGTAGCTTCTCGCGCTCCAGCTCGGCCTGGCGGTCGCGCTCGGCGTCGGCCAGTTTCTGTTGCTCGGACTGTTGCTGGAAGCCGAGCTTCTGCTGCTCGGACTGTTGACGCTGAGCCAACTCCTGGCCCTTGAGCTGAGCGCCCAACTGCGCTATCTGCATAGAGCTGTCGGGGGGCATAGGCGGTTGGGGGCGGAACTGTTGAGCGGCCTGGTCGATAGCGGCCAGCTTCTGCGCGAACTGGCCGAGCCGCTGCTCGAGGAACATCTGAGTGCGCTGAATAACCTGCGCCTGAACCATCGCATCTTCCGGTATCAGACCCTCCTGGGTGCCTTCCTCCACGACGCGGTGGGCTTCGGTGAGGTAGTAATTGAGCAGGTGGTCCCGGAGGTGTCCGCTCATCGGATAGAGGAACTGCCTTATGATAATCGGGTTCTGACCGAACACGGGCGACTCAAGGAACTGCATATGCACACGGATGTGGGCCATGTGGTCCTGTTTGGGCAGAACGTAGATGGGGCGGGACATGCTCGCCGCTACGTTCTCGCTCACCGGGTCCATGTCCTCTTTGCCCTGCGCGGGCTGCAACACGTCGTCGCTGACCTTCATGGCGCGGAGGAACATCTCCTCCACCTTGCGCGGGTCGTACATCTGTGGCGCTACCGCCGACCGCTGCAGTATGGCCTGCACTTGCGCGAACCGCTGAGTCTCGCTGAATATGGCGGGGTCGCTCACCGGCACTACGTCCATCGGCGCGTCAAAGTCCTCAGGCTCGACGTCTAAGTGCGAGCACTGAGCCTCTAAAATCTCCTCGGTCAGGTAGGCCGAATTGATGCGGTGCAGAATCTTGAACACCCGCCCCATTGAATTGTGCATGCGGGCGAAGATCGAGCTGTACACCACCATACCCTGCTCGATCAACGCCACCGTGGTGCCGACGGGCATGTTAGGGTTGCTCTCGGAGAGCTTCTCGAACGAGGTCTGCACCACACCCTTGCCCGCGTCTACCAGGAACCCTAGCAGCTGGAACAGCGTCGGGCTGGGGCCATTGAACGGCACCGCCATGATGAGTTTGCGGATGTCATCCACCATCGCCCCGCCCTCAATCTCGGCCACCTCGGTGGGCTGCAGGTTCAGGGTCTGACCGTTAGGCCCGCCCTTGAGTTTGAGCAGGGTGGGGATGTTCTGAATGTGGGCGGAGTCGAGCAGCGCCCGGAGCGACCCGGTAGCCGCCCCACTCAACCCCCCAATCATGTGGGTCAGCCCTATGGGGTACGCCCCCCGCCAGGGCACGAACGGGAACTCAACAATCCAATCCAGCTCGCGGGTGAGCTTGTCGTCCTCTTCCCAGTTGCGATACAAACTAAGCCCCCGCGAGGTGGTCTTGTCCACGGTCAACATGTAGGGCTTGAAATCGTCTTCCTCCTCGATGTCGAGCAGGCAGCTAATCTCGAAGATGGTCCGTAGGCCGTCCTCATTGTAGCTCGAGGCCTCTTTGCCCTCAATCTTCATGTTAGCCTGCTCAGCCTTGCTGAACTCGGGTTCCTCCGGCGAGGGCAGGTCTACGTCGATGTACATGCCGGCCTTGATGCGGGCGCGGTACTCCTGCTCGGTGATGTACTGGACGTGGGTTTTGCGCTCGGCTGTGTAGAAGTTGGTGGCGGCAAACGGCAGCAGTATATCGTCAATGGCCACGAACTCCACCGCCGGGCGCTGGGATTGCTTGGACCAATTCATCTTCAGGTACTGCCCCCCGCCCAACGGGAGCTGCGTGCTCAGTTGCTCGAGTTCGCCTCGGAATTCGGGCATCTGCTCGGTGGTCTGCCAATTCATGAACTCGGCCTTGCGCTGAGCCTTCTCGAGTTTCTTTTTGTCGGATATACCGTGCACCTTGCTCTTAACCGGGCCGTTGGCGGGGAAGAGCTCTTTCATCACCCGAGCCGAGAAGTCAACACACGCCTCGATGAGCATCGGGTGGACGACTTTGTTAGCGCCCGTGAATTGGGCACCGCCCGGGGCGTCGTCCCCTAGCCCGGTGCGCCGCAAGCCCTCTTCGTACAGCTTGTCGCGCTTGGCGCGGGCCTCCTTGTCGCGCTCGAGCTTGGTCACGAGGTCGGAGATAACCTTGGTCAGCGCCGAGGGGGGAATGTCGTCGATGATGTTGGCGAAGTGCTCCAGCATCTTCGCCTTGCGCTCCTCGCCCTGCAGCCGGACTATAGCCCCACCGTCCTCGGTGTCCTCGACTTCGGCCTCTTCGCCCTCGCCGAACATGTCCAGTTGAACGGTCTCGCCTTCATCGTCATCCTCGTCTACTTTGGGGCGACGGGCCTTCTTGCCCTCGGCGCGGGCCTGGGCTAGGACCGGATCGTCATCATCTTGCAGCTCGTTGTTTTGATCAGCCATTGAATAGTTCTCTCTTCAGTTCGTCAACGCGAGCGTCCACGTCCAGCGGATGATACTCTACTAAGCCTCCGGAGGCAAATTTTTCAGCGTCATAGTCTGCTCCAACAATTTTCTCGGGCATCCGGGTGGACGGGGCTGAGTTTCTCAAACTTTCTGCAGTCACCCCGTTGCGCTCAAGGATGTTCATAAGGCTTTCACTGCCTGGGAAAACAACAAAATTTCGGGTTCCTTCCCCAGCATCGCGAGAGCCAGCGTCTAGGTACTTGAGGCCTGGGATTCCTTTTTGGCGAAGAAACTCGGAGGCTTGTTTTGGGGTATCGTTTTGCTCTTGTAAATAACGATAGATGCTTTCTCCGCTGTGGCTATCAGGATCGCCTCGGTAGTAATCCATACCCCCGCCTTCACCATACCGCGCTGAATCAGCGTCAGCTATTTTATTTATAATATCTTGAATGTGGGGGTGCTGTTCACTCAGCGTATTGTCCCAATCCAACATCCTGGCTATGTGTTCATCAGGTAGATCTACTTTGTAAAGGTTGCCCTTAGGAGAAACTTTGTCTAAATCAGCCCAAAGCATACGGTCATTGAAAAACTGCCCATATTTTTGTTTCATCATTTGAAAAACGTCAGCTGGTTTTCTGCCTTGAGAAAGCATGTCATGGGCGAACTCTTCCCGATTATTCATATCTCCTGTGATTCTAGCATATAGCCCGTGTGGATCTCTATATTCTAAGCGGTCAGCCACCTTTGGGTTTTCTGCTACATACAGACCATGCCCGTAAGTTTGCGCCCCCTGCCCGGTTCCGATCTTCGTCGGGTCGAACTCGCCCAGCGGGTTCTTAGCGGTGGGCGGTAGTAGATGCGGGGAGCCGTGATATGTGATCGCGCCCCGCTGACCGCTCAGGCCTGATCTCCCCGCCAGTTCTGCGTTGGCAATTTTTGATACCGCCCTGCCCACAGCCTTAGCCGCAGCAGGAGCCTTGCCAATAGCTGGAAGATAGTTCAATGGATCCAGCACCATTTCAGCAGCCGTTGCCGCCAACGGGTCTCCGAATAGTCGTAATGCTTTCTCCCCTATATATTGAGCGGGTACGCTCAATGGCTCTAAATATTTAGCCAGCCCTTCAACCTTTTCAATAGTTCTCGGGTCGTCAGGGATAGACATATAACGTTCCTGCATGGCCTCTGAAGCGTCTGCCGCCATCTTCGGATCACGAGTACGCAATAACTCAAGCGCACCGGCATAACCAGCAGGAATAGACGCAGCCATCCCTGAGAGCATTGTCCCAGCAGCCTTTGCTCCACTGAGATCAATGGATCCACGGCGTTTAGGGACTGGCATCATGTATGGTTTTGAAGCAGCATCAATCTCAGCCTGCGTTACAAGCCCCCCTCGCTTCAGGCCGTTGTCGACGATATTCCCCCGAGCGCCGTACGTCAGGCGCTGGCCTTCGGGGTAGATTGCATTGTGCAGCCGTTGGATTTCTTCCCCCGTAAGCCAGTCATGCTCAGGCACAGCCTCTCCAGCAGCCTCAATACCGCGTTGTTCGTTGACGTTGAATACATCCCAATAGCGACGCAGCCCAGCATTTTCGGGGTCACCCACACCGCTCCACTTGCCTGACCGCACAAAGTCCTGCACGTAGGGCAGGTACTCCTCGTTGGGGGCGCGGTTTTGCTTGCCTTTGATTTCAACGATACGATCTGGTTGCGGTTGAACTCCAGCTTCTTTCAAGGCTTGAGCCGTATGTTCATCTGTCAATTCATCAACGTCAGGATTACGCCTGCGCCATTGCATAACGTGTTCCCGATATTCGGCTTTCTCCGGACCAGTCAACCGGGCAAATGCCTCTCCGCTTACGGGATAAGGATTTTGATTTTTCTCTACCGATATCTGTGTTACAGCTTTACCACTAGGGTCGTGAAGCACATACAGTTGATTTCCTTCGCCGCCATATTGTTTGGCTAAGTTTTCACCCTGCGTACACCAACCACCTTCGCATCCAACGTCTTGGATGTACTGAAGAGCTTTTGCATCGGCAACGGTATCTGGGGAAGCCATCCACTTATATCCCTCGGGATATTCCTTGTGAACAGGAATCCCTTCTCTCGATGCCTTTTTTGCAACCTCCATCTGCGCCGCACGCCACTCGTTGATCTTAGCCACCCGCTCAACAGCTTGCGGCACAGACAGCTTGCTCAACGACTCAGGTTTTAGCATCAGTTCTCGCGGCAGGCCAGACGCAGGATTGGTTGCGTTGCGGAGTTCGTCAATCAGATGGGGGAATCCCAACGAATCAATAGAGTTACCGAAAACGCTGGAGGGATTGTTGATTCCATACAACGGAGTGTCTGGAGAAATTTTATTAATGAACTCCCATCCCGGCTCATTGGTCATATCAAAGCGATTGAATTGTTGCTTTTGATACCTTTCCGCAGGAACTTTGTTAATGATTGCATCAGCGGCGTCTTCCCAGTTCTGCGCTAACCGGCTTGTTCCATATCCCCATTTTCCATCATTGCCAGCAGCAAATTCTTGACGCTTCATATCCCGACCCGCTTGGTAGGTATTCACTTGCGGCGCGTCGAAGTGGAGCGTCCCCTTCTCCGCCAACGCCCTGATTGGGTCTTCCGGCGTGGCCATGTCGTTCTTGACGTAGCGGGTTAGCTGTTTGTCAATCCAATTGTTGAATTCAATGTGGCGGTTTATCTCGGCAATAGATCCCTGAACCACCGGAATACGAGCAGCATTACGCCCCGGAGTTCGGGCCTCCTGCTCCATCAAGTCAGCCAACTCTGCCTCAAACATCTTCTTGTCATCAGCGGCATATCGGTGAGGTTTCAAACTTTCAAGAGCCTTCGTGCCTTCGGGTAGCCAGTTGCCGCCCTTGGGTTTAATCGCGTAGCTCGCGGTGGCCATTGGCCCGTACGCGGCCAGGGCGGCGTCCTTTAACGCGGCGGGCAACCCCCGTATCGTGCCCATCAACCGCCCGGCCACTGGATACGCGAACTCCGCCACGTCCAGCACCCTCGGGTCGAGCCGCGTGGTCATACCTTTCCCGCTCAACAGCCTGGCGTACGGCTCCTCAGGGGTGATGTACCTCGGGGTGCCCGTCCAGTCCTGCAGCGCGTTACCCGCCGAGCGCAGCGGCGAAGCGAGCAGGAACTCGGCCAGCGTGGTCTTTACGGGATGGTTAGCTCGGAGGGGCTGCATACCCTCGTCCATACCCCGACCCGCTCGGTAGGCGGTCTGCCCCAGCGAGCCCAAAAACCCGGCGAGCGCCCCCTGCGGGGAGGCTTTGATTTCATCGGCCATTATACTCTCCCACCTCGGCTGAACTCCGTAACGTCCGGAGTGCCTAGCTTGTCCTGATCATAGATTACGTAATTGTAGTCGTCGGGCCGAATCTGCTCGGGCAACCCGTTGCGCCGCCCGCCTCGGAGGAAGAAGTGCCCCGGGATCTGGGCCTCCTTGAAGGCGCGCATCTTGTCCAACGCCCCACCGCCGATACCCTCGTACAACAGGTCCAGGGCGTCTTTGCCGACCATGTCCGGGGTCAGCTGGTCGAGCACCCCGTACTTCTCCCCGAGCTGTGAGAGCCGCCCCACTAGCTCCGGAGTGGCCGAAGACAGCGGGAAGTCGTAAGGCACCAGGTCCGCTAGGCTCGCGTTCAGTGGCGCTGAGTACACCCGCCGCGCCAGCTCGTCGGTCGCCCCCGTGCCGGGGTTGCGTAGGTCGAACGCCCCCTTCATGCTCGGTGAATACCCCGTCGAGCCGGGCTTGCCCTCGGCTACTCGGTAGGTGGAATTCAGATTCTGGCGAATCTTGTACAGCCCTGGGACGTAAAACTCGGGCGCTCGGCCCACTTCCTGGGCCAGCTCGCTGAATGAGCCATACTGGCCGGGCTGTAACTCCAGGCGCTCTTGAATACGAGGGCGCACTCCGGGGGCGTCTTGCAGCGAGCTGCGCATCTCCCGCCCCATACGCACCGCCTCCTCCGGCGACACCCCTCCGGCCCCGATGCGCCGTTTGAGCATGGCCGGGTCCAACCCCGCGTTCAACAGGGCTTGAGTGTAGGGCGAAAAGTCCTCAAAGCTCACCGTGGACTTGAAGCCGAAGCGGGGGTGCCCCCAGTAATTCACGTTCGGTTCAGCGTCCCCCAGCCGGGCACGAATGTGCGGCGGGAGGCTGGGCGGCACCACGGCGGACACTATCGCTGGAGGGGTATCCCCGCCCAACCCCGTGACCTTGCCCACGTTGATCGCCCGCAGGTACTCTGCAGCAGCCTGGGGGTCTTGCCGTAGGGCTTCTTTCATCTGCTGATGCCTGCCCTCAAAGTCAATCTTCTTAGCGTACAGGTTACGCGCATACTCCCGGGCCAGCGGGTCGTGCCCAGTCAAGTAGCCGCCCGGCCCGAAGGCCATCGCTCCCTCACCCTTACGCAGGTTGGCCTCGAAGTCAAACTTGTCGAACTTGTACGGCGAGCCATGCTTCAGCGTCAGCTCGGCGGGCACGTCCGGTTGGCTGAAACGCGACTTGGCGGCCTCTTCCAACGCGATACGCTTGGCCATAGCGGTCTGGAGCGCCTCCAGCTCGGGGGCGGTCTTAGCCACGTTCGAGCGCAACCACTTAATCAGCGTCAGCGGGCTAGGCACAGTTGCACTCCTTGTAACGAGCCAGTCCGCCGCGAGCGTACAGCGGGATGCGAGAATCAATGTTCTCCAGAGCGTAACCTCTAGCCTGGGTCTGTACGCCCGGCTCGCGGTTGAATTTGTCCATCGGAATGCCCAGCGACTTGTTCACCTTGGCGTTGAACGGGTCCACCATCAACATCTCCACGTGCGGCTCCTCCGCGTTCTCCGCAGCGCGTCGAGCCGCATAGTAGTCCGCTACTTTCTTCTGCGGGCTGCCCCATATCTCCTCGGCACCCGCACGGTCTCCCGAATAGCCCCGGTACAGCCCCTGAAGCATTTTCTGAGGCTCGCCCGCATTCAGCCGTGCGGCTTCTTGGTTCAGCGGTGAATTCAGCCGCGCCTCTTCGCGCCACTGCTGAACGCGCAGCGCGTTGTCGCGGGCCTCGTTGGTCGCGCCGAGCGAGCGCCAGTGGGCTATGGTCTGGGCCTCGTCGGGGGTTATGCGGCCTGAACGGAGGGCGGACGCAATCTTGTCAGCACTCGCCACCCCCCTCGCCCCCCGTAGGAGCGCCCCGGCTACGCCCAAGCCCCCGCCCAACACGCCCGAAAGGATGTCGAGCTCTTCGGCTTGGTCCTGGGACTTTTTCCAGGCTGCATACCGGGGATCCATCACGCTAGTCGGCACCTGAACTTTGTTCCGAGCTAAGGCACCCTGCTGGGCGAGATTCGGATTGCCGTAGAACGCAGTTTGATACGACGCAAGCGGCGCAGACTTCACCGCTTCTCTGGTAATTCCACCTGTTTGGTAGCCCTCAACCAAGCCCCCCGCAGCCCACTTGACCCGGTTGGCCCAATACGCGGCGCTGCTCGGCCCCTTGGCGATGTTCTTAGCGTGACGTGACTTAAAGGACTTGCGCTTGGCCACCATACGCTCGGACTCGCCCGCCTTGGGCTTGCCCGCCGTGCTCGCCCCCTGCTCACCGAAGCGAATGATCTTCTCCTTACCGTCCACTTTCGTTTTCACGATGTGGGACTTAGTGGGATGGCTCGGGGTGCGCCGGGGTTGGTTCAGCGGCAAACTGGCCTTGTCAACGCGGTCGGTCATCTCTTCCCCGCCGCTCTCATGTTGTCCACCAGGTTAGGGTAGGGGCGTCCGGCGCTCTTGGCCGCCGCTTTAGCCGCCGACTTAGCCGCCGAGGAGAGCGGCTGGCTCGCGCCGAGGCTTTTGGGTCGGGCTTTGTCCCAGATCGGCTTCTTTACCCTCCCCCCCGCCTTATACTTCTGCACTAAGCCCCCTCGGACGTAACTGCGTCCGAACGGAGGCATCGGTTCGTCACGCGCCTCACCGTAAAATTTACGGACCGGGCCATAATCCAGCAGGTGCCGCCGGTCGCTGTCGGTTATCACCCCGAGGTCTCGCGCCAGGTCGTAGAACTCGCCTCGGGTCTTGGGATTGGCAGCCGTGATGTCGTCGTACGCAGCGCGTGGGCGCGGTACATATTCAATGCCGACCTTCTTAGCCGCCTTCTCCGCCGCGAGACTCGGCTCGTAGCCGAGGTCGTACACCCGGGAAAGCATGTCCGGGGTAACGTCCCCGTGCACTTGGGCCTCGATATATGAGTAGGGATTGCGTTGGTTCAACACGTCAGCTAGCGGCTCACGGCTTAGGTGTTTTATTTCCGTGGGCAACAGCGGTAGTTTGTTCAGGTCAGTCAATTCACGCGGTAGCTGCCGGGCGAAATACGAAGCGTAGAGGTGTTTGTTTCCGATGACTCCAAGATTATGCTCCCGGAGCACGTGGCGGAAGTCCTCTGGCAGGCCTTGAGCTTTCATTGCGTCATTTACGGCCCACTCGTCGCTATGCGGACCAATCGACTCGGCCACCCGTCGACGCGCTGCGTCGTACTTCTGGGCGAGCTCCCAGAGTTGACTACCCGGAACCCCGATGGTGTTGTACTCGCCCGACACGCCGGACAACAAGTCAGACGCCCTGGCGGAACCGCCTCGGGTGCGGTCCAGGGAGTCGTCCAGCGTCAACGTGGCACGACTCCGGGCCTCGGGGTGAAGCTCGAAGGCGTACTGCCCGTACTGCGGGAGCATATTCTCGGGAGCGATGAAGCTACTGCCCTTTTTCGGGTAGTAATCGGTCAGCGGTACTTTCAAGGTACTGAAAGGATCTTCCGTCATGTAGCCGTAGGTCTGCCCCTGCGAGCCGAACATCTCCGGTTCCCTCTCGGCCCGCACCTCGGCGCTGGCCTTAGGGCCAGCCGCCGCGCCGGTGCGTTTGGACTCGTGGACGCTCTTGAACCGACGGTCTGGCCCCGTGATGTCGGACATCGACCTGCGCCGCATTATCACCTTGGCGTTGTTCAGTGCCTGGAGCTCTTCCGGGGAGAAGCTGCGCGTCAGTATGCGGCCCTCCGGAGTCGTGGTAGCCGCCCGCACGGTGTTCTCCAGCCGAGCCAAGGGCGAATCCGCCCCCAGGGACTTGAGTACGTTGAGTACGGAACGAGTAGAAGGCCAAGGCATGATTAAGCAGCGTACGGATTCACGTGGACTTTGCGCGGCGCACTGTCAGCCTCACGCACGGTGGCCTTGGGCAGCGTGAACCAGCCCTCGTCCTTGAGGAAGATGACCACCTGGGTGAAGCAATCCACGTATTCATCGTGCGCAGCGACCGGGAACTTGGCCAGTTGTTTCAGGAACGGCTGTGCCCAGCTCACGAATTGGCCTGGATTCTTTTTGGATTCTGGTATCCACAGTATCTCCATCTCCAGCGTGGGGGCGGCTTGGTGCGCCCGAGCGACTTTATCCGCGTTGCCCGGATTATAGCCCCGTGCCGGGATTCCGGCAAGCGCTAAGTCCTGCAGCAATGATTGCCCGCTGGCCTTCGCTTCCACTAGAACCCTATCGGGCTTGCGGGCCTTGACGAACGGTCCGCCCTTGACCGAGCCGCCGTACTCGGTGTTGTAGTCCTTGATTGCGCGCTTGCGCAGGTCGGGGTAGGACAGGTGCTCGTCCCAGGCGTCTATCAGCATCCCTTGGCGCTTGCCGGCCAGCGAGAACAGCGCCCACACCTCGCACCCGGTCGGGTCGCCCGTGGTCTTCTCCGTGAATGCGGTGTCGTAGGACTGAATGATGTACTCGAACTGCGGCAGGGGCTTGTCGTGTGGCCACTGCTTAAAGCACGCCACTTTGAGCATACCCCCCGTCGCCGGCACGGGGTCCTGCTGCAACTGACCGGACGCCCCGTACTCCCCGAGCAGCTGCTTGAGCTGGGTGACCTCCTTGGTGCCGAACCGCTCGGGGCAGATGAGCTCGCCCTTCTTGGTCCTCTGGTCGTAAGCGCCGAGCACGGTGCGTCGTGCTCGCCCGTCCCACTCGGCGGGGATACACAGATGCTCCCAGCCCAGGATATCGTCCAGGATGTGGCCTGAGATATCGGATTCGTGCAGGCGCTGCATGATAACCACCATGACGTCGCGCTTGGGGTCATTCAGCCGCGTTGACCACACGACGTCGAACCACTCCAGCGCGGTCTGGCGCATCTGGTCCGACTGGGCCTCCTGAGCGGAGTGTGGGTCGTCCAGGATGAGCCGCGAACCGCCTTCCCCTGTCGCGGTGCCCCCCACCGAGGTGGCTATCCGGTAGCCGGTGCGACTGTTCTCGAACCGCTGCTTGGCGTTCTGGTCACCGGCAAGATGGAATTGATCTCCCCAGAATGACTGAAACCAGGGCGACTGAATCAACCGCCGGGCTTTCAGGTTGTCGCGGATGCTCAGCGTGGAGGAGTACGACGCACAAAGGTACTTCTGCTGCGGGTCGAAGGTCCACTCCCACATCGGCCACATCACGCTCACGATCGTGGACTTACTGTGCCGGGGCGGGATGTTGATTAGCAGGCGCTTAATGTCCCCCCGGCTAACCGCCTCGAGGTGCTCGCAGATAGCCTCGATATGCCACGAGGCCACGAACGGCACCCCCGGCTCTACGACTGGCCACGCGGCTTTGACGAACGCGTAGAGGTCCTTCTGGTACTCCCGTCTTTTTATCTCCCGAGCCACCAGCTCGCGCATCACGCTGGGTGAGAGCGGCGCGTTCATTCTTTGGCAGGAGGGGGTACAGCCTTGGCGAGCAGGGCGTTCATCTGCTCGAGCTCAATGTCGCTCAATCCGTGAAGGTACACGGTCTGATTCACGGTGCTGATTGGGCCGCCGTCTTTGCCGGTAACTTCCTGGACCACTTTATCGCCGTACACTTTGGGGAGCATCTTGCTCAGCTGCCACTTCATCGTGTCCACCACAAGGCGCTTGTGCGCGATGACCTCCGACGACAACGTCATCACCACATCTTTAAGCACCGGCGAGCCGTCCGCGTTAAACAGCGGGGTATTGAAACTGTCCGTGGCGTGCACGGTGGCCATGGCGTGGGTCTCGGCGGCCACCTGGGTGATGCGGTCGCCCATCAGCTCATATCCTACCTTACGCGCACGTGCGTACTCCTGCCCAATCCCTTGGGGGTCTTTTTCAACCCACGTGAGCACCGTCGAGGGGTGGAGCAGGGGGTCGGCTTTGCG